AATTGATAAAATGTATCATAATTTCTACTAAGCTTAATAGCGCAATTTAATATTTTATTTTTTCTGTTTGCTTTTAAAATATATGTTTCATTCAAGTAGTCTATCATGATTTTAAGCAAATGAAAATACTTGGAGAATAATGAGTAATCCATCATTCGTTCATTTGAGATTTTGTAATCACTAGATTCAGCGAATTTAGCTAAAAGCTCTTTTTCAACAACTTCATCAAAGAATAGTTCATACTTTAACCCGCAAAGTTCTAAGTATTGATCTCCGTAATATGCTTTTTCCCAGTTAATCGCGTGCATATAGTCTCCTAAAATAAGGACTGTTGATGGATTTAGGTTTCCATGACACACATGAACCTTGGGCAAATTAAGAGTTTTTATTTTTTGAAGTAGTAGTTTTTGTAAATATACAACTTGCTCTTGAATGATTTTCTTAATGTCCCTATGCTTCTCTATCCAAGAGATTTCAACGTCTGGAACTTTAAAAATATCAAAATTTAAATAAGGTTCACAATATTCTTCGAAAGACGTGAGATTTCGTTGAGCGCGGAATTCACTTAGTTTCTGAAAAAAATTCTGAGATATATCGGGATTTTCTAGAAACTTAGCTATTCCAAAATCTGATAGATTAGGAGCAGGAACTTCTGCTAAAATAGAGAATTCAACTTGACTTAACAAGTCACTAAACCCGTAAGAAACTGCAAACGGAGTTAGCAAGTGTTCGATATTATCCGAAATGATATTAAACTCTTTATCTAATTGTGAATTTTCTAAATCTAAAGATAGTTTGACGTAAAAATTACCATCTTCATTATTCACTAAAAATAAATCATTATTAATATTGGCATCAACAAACTTAATGTCCTTGGGTTCATTTAAATTCTCTTGCCAAAAAATACTTTTAATTAAATCTTTTTCCGAAGAATATACTTCTGGCTGATTGCTGAAAACGTATAGTTTTTCTTTGAAGAGGTTAGCTATTCTCGGCATACTTATAATAAAAAGAAAACCCGTCTAATTCGACGGGTTTTCATAGTTTTTTATTATTGCTAATTATCCAATAAGGACATTATTACAGCGAATACTAGCTAGACTAGTCTTGGCAATTGTTAGGTTAGTGTTGCGATTTCGATCAAATACGCGAACGTATCGAGCAGTTTCACTAACGAAACGACCGTTAATAGTGTTGCCTTGAGTAGTAGTGAGTCCAAAGAATTGACCACGGCTAGAGCGCATAGCTCTCATGATTTTATTTTCGTTAATATCGGTTTTCATATCTTTCATATTAATAACGATAAGATTAGGAAAAAATTACATCATTACCATTAATTTTTGCATAAATTTCAGATGAAGAAGTTTTGAGCAAGAACTTGGCTAATGGAATTTCAAAATGCTGACGATAAATTTTTTCAATCATTCTGGCATTATTACCCTGACCTTCAAGCTTCTTAAGTAGAAAAGGGAATACTTCTTCTTCAAGAGAGATATTTTTATCCTGTTCTGCCAAGAGCTTTTTAGTTTTAATGATTAATTTTTCCAGCATTTGATGAAATTCTTTGCCAGTAATTTTCTCGAAAATAATTACTTCGTCAAGTCGAGCTAAAAATTCTGGACGAAAAAAGGATTCCACAGCTTTTTTATAATTATCAGATGGTTCTTCTGCTGTTTGCATAAATCCCATTGATGGTTTTGGCTGGGCTGTTTCATGACCAATGTTGCCAGTTAAAATAATAATAGTATTAGTGAAATCAATTTTTCGACCAAGACTGTCTGTTACATAACCTTCATCCATAATTTGAAGCAAGATATTAGAAAGGTCTTTATGAGCCTTCTCAATTTCATCAAAAAGCACAACAGAGTTTGGATTATTGCGAACAAATTCTGTAAGAATTCCACCTTCTTCAGAACCAATATAACCAATGGTAGAACCGATTAGTTTATTGATTGAACTGCTTTCTTGGTATTCACTCATGTCTAATTTAAGAATAAGTTTTTCATTACCAAAGAACTTGTCAGCAAGAAGTTTCGCAGTCCAAGTCTTACCTACACCAGTAGGACCAATGAATAAAAATTTACCAAGAGGTTTGTTTTTAGACTTTAATCCTGCGCGGGAGCAAGTTAAAACATCAGAAATTTTATCAATTGCTTTGTCTTGACCAAAGACAAGCTTTTTCAAAGACGATGCAATGTCTTCACCGCAATCATTATCTGAAATAACAATTTTATCTTTATTAATTTGAAGCCTTTCTGCGAAGAAGGAGATTAAATCTTCCCTAGAGACGTTGATTTTTTTTTGACTTTTAGTTGACCACTTGCATAGTTTTTCACCAAAGTCTGCAATCATTTCGTTGCACTTGTCATGAGTTTGATTGCTGGTCTTTCCGTTAAGAGTTTGTTTGATTTTTTTTTCTAAGTCCTTAATACTCTTTGGAAGTTTAAAATTTTTAATCTTAATTTTAGAACCAATAAAGTCCATCATGTCAAAGGCTTTATCTGGAAACTTTCTATATGGCATGTATTTATCGCAAAGATAAATCAAATCTTTAATAATATCTTCTGAAAAATTAACATAATGAAATTCTTCAAATTGAGTTTTCGCATTTTTGATAATGTTGATGGTTTGAACAGTGTTAGGCTCATCAATAGAAACAGACTCAAAACGGCGTTTTAACGCAGAGTCTTTCTCAAAGACCTTCTTGTACTCAGCATGTGTTGTAGCGCCAATACAAGTGATTTCTCCGCGAGCTAGCGCTGGTTTAATCATGTTCGCCGCATCGAGAGAACCTTCTCCACTACCAGCGCCAATCACTGTATGAATTTCATCAATAAAAAGAATATAGCGACGATCTTTTTTAAGATTTTCTAAAAGACCTTGAAATCTCTCTTCGAATTGGCCTCTATATTTTGTTCCAGCAACAAGAGAACCTAAGTTAAGAGATAGAATAATCTTGCCTGATAGAAGATCAGTAGTTTCTCCATGAGTAATTTTATGAGCTAATCCTTCAACAATTGCTGTTTTACCAACGCCAGGATCTCCAATAAGAACTGCGTTGCTCTTGTTTTTTCTCAATAAAATTTCAGCCAAAGCGTCGATTTCTTTTTCTCGCCCATAAACGTTGTTGAGTTTATTCTCTAAAGCTAGTTTATTTAAATCAACACAATACTTGCGAATATATTTTACATCTTCCGCTTTTTCACTCTCAATATCTACAGCCTCTTCTGTGACAATTGATTCTTCTTGAGACATCATCTTTTGAGGACTCATTGACTCAATAAGAGTATTTGCAAAACGATCTACTGGAAATTTTTTTGCAGCTAAGAATCCCCTGACAGTAGGAGAAGTCATGACTAATGAATACAGAACGTGTTCAACGCCAATGTATTCCTGATTTAATTGCATACCAGTCTCATTAGAGAATTTTAAAATTTCTTCAACTTCGTTGTGCCAAGTTTTTTGATTGACTCTTTTCTTAAAAAAAGATGGGTGATTCTCTAAAACAAAAGGAATAACTTCAGAAGCTAAGTCATATCGGTTAACTAAGTAAGGACGAAAAAGATTATTAAATAATGGATAATCCAATTCAAGAATCGTTTTGAATATGTGGGCACAATTAACTCTCTCATGCCCCAATTCTTTAGCGACATTTTGTGCTTGTTGAATTGCTTTTTTGACTCGCGGGGTCAAATTAAAATTTTTCATCCTCATATTTTTACACTTATTTAATCTCAGATAGTTTCATATAAATCTTTTCATCTAAAATAGCCATTTTATCAATAAAAAGAATATCTTCTCCTTTACGTCCAGAAAGGATTACAATGTTTTCTTCTTTTGGTAATTTGTTGCCATTGTCCAAATATTCGGTAAGTTTAGCTTGTCTAGCAGAATCAAGAAGCATAGCTCTAATTTTGCCATTCTCATCAGAGATTTCGAGTTTAGCATATTTATTTCCATTGGCGCTTTTCTTCTTAAAGCAGTCTTTCACCACTCCTACCATACGCACGGACTCGTTAATGTCAAGGGAATTGAATGTTAGACAATCAGTGTATCGTTCTGAACTTTCTTCCGAAAAAATATCTTTGATCTTATAAGAATAAGAGTAACCAAGTAATTTGCTTTCAAAATACCAGTTAGCAAATTTAGGACTTTTGCTATTCTTGTCGTAAATTTCACGATAGCCAGCATACTTACCCTTGAATGTATCAAATCTCTTTTCATTCATGATTGGCTTGTTATCGTCCCCAACTTGTTTATTTTTAACGCAATCATGGATTGTGTTTAAAATATCGTAATTATATTTCTCACCCAAAGACATGAACAGCCTCTTTTCTCTTTCGGTTAAGATGTTAAAGGCTTGAGCCTCTAAAACTAAACGGCAACGATCTTCTGAAAAGCTATTAAGTGCGCCAGCCTGAATCAATGCGGATAGATTACCAATGTTTAGCCCCACTTGTTTAGCTGCAATGAATACATCGTATTTAGTTTTCAAGTCTGCTTGGCAAAATTCCATAAGAGAATCAAGAGTATTGTCAGAGATTCCTTTAATGCTATTTAATCCATATCGAATATTCCTACCTTCAATGGCAAAATCATTTTTGGACTTACTCAAATCAGGTGGCAAAAGCTTGATATTAAAGAGTTGAAGCTCCTGAGTAATCTTATTAATTTCTGCAAAAGAATCTGGTTCGAACTGACTCATTTTCAACAAACTCAAGAAAAAGTTCTGAGGATATTTAAACTTCAGATAAACCGTCCAAGCAGCAAGAATAGCGTATGAGATTGAGTGCGACTTGTTGAATGAATAGTTTGCACTATCTTCTGCGACTTTCCACAAGACTTCTGAGATAACAGGGTCTAGCTTATTTTCCTCAATCTTCTGCTTAATCTTGTCTTGCCAAGCTGCCATCTGATCAACCTTCTTCTTGCCTACGATGCGGCGAAGTTGTTCAGCTTCATCTAGGGTAAACCCAACCTTAACAGCCATTCTCATAAGCTGCTCTTGATACAAAGGAATGCCACCAGTGTATTCTAGAATATCATCAAAGAACGGGTGAACGCTTTGGAAAGCTCCAGTCTCTACATACCGAGAATATCTGTCCAAGAAATCTAAAGCTCCAGGGCGAGCAATAGCAACCACGGCAGAAAGCTGTTCAAGATTCTTTGGTTTTACTTTTTGAGCTACTCGGAAGTTTGTATCAGCTTCAATTTGGAATAATCCTTGTGGAGCAATTAAGTTTTGGAGATTAGAATAAATCTCTTCATCCCTAAGATTAACTGATAAAATATCAAGCCCAACTTGTTGACAAACATCTTGAATAACTGACAGAGTGCGAAGGCCAAGAATATCAAACTTAACACACAAACTAGCAACATTATTCATGTCGTAACCTGATACCAAATCACCTTCTCCCGTCTTTTGTAGAGGCATGATTTCTTCTAGCTTGTAATGGCTAATTGCAATGCCAGATGGGTGAACGCCAGTATTCTTGACTAAGCCTTCTAGTTTTTGAGCAACAGAGAAAATCTTTGGATTAGCATCTGCCCACTCTTTGAACTTTTCACTTTCTTCACAAGAGTTCTTGAGAGAAGCTACTTTGCCAAACTTTTTAGGAATTAAATCACTAACTTCATTCACTGAATTTTCTGGAAGTTCGCCAACAATTTTACCGCACTCTTTGATGCATAGTTTACTGCTTAATGTATTAAGGGTGAGAATTTTACATGTCTTACCAGCATACTTGTTTTCAATGAATTTAATAACTTCTTGACGACGTTCGTAAGCGATGTCGTTATCAACATCTGCTAGAAGCGAACCGTCAAGAAATATTTCGCCGTTCACTTCAATCTTTCTTGCGCGACTCTTTGAAACAAATCGCTCAAAATAAAGCTCATACTCAATCGGGTCAACCTTAGTCACCCCAATCAAATAAAGCACAAGAGAACCAGCAGCAGAGCCTCGCCCTGGGCCTGTGGGGATTTTGTTTTCGTGGCAGAAATTAAGAATGTCCCAATTCAATAAAACATAATCAATAAACCCTAGTTCTTCGAAAAGAGAAAGCTCAGTCTTAACTCGGTCATAATAAACTTGAGCGTTTTCTTTTTTATCAATTTGTTTATCTAGAACACCTTTGTGACAAAGTTTACGAAGAAATTGATAATTAGAAGATGAATTGGGAATCTCAAGTAAATCATAGTATTTTTGGTCAATGATAATCTCTGGGAGTTTAACCCCTGGAAGAGTGGGGTTTTCATATTTTTGGAATTCGTTAATCATATAAATTTTGATTCATTGTCTGCTAACCAGCAAGCTAGACAGTATCTTTGTTTGGGTGAAAAATAACCCTTTTTCTTATAAAATCCTCTTATTGATTTTAATTTTTCTGTTCGAGTATGGGATGTTTGCTTGAATAGTTCTTCATCACTTAAATCAAGATAATGGTATAGCTCTGGAAAATCAAGATCATAATCAGGATAGCACCAAAATTCAGGAATCCAATCTTCTGCTGCCATAATCAAATTTCAATGTCGTAAATTTGTTTTTGGAAAATTTGAAAAGTCATTTCAATATCGTAAAGAGCATCATGCAGTTTACTTGGATCATGTGGAATCTCGTAATGCTTGAGCAAGTGCGCTTGGCTAGTTTTGATTCCTTTTTCGCGATAGTTAAGCCAACGATATTGCCAACTAATCAAGTCATCAGACTCAACAGTTTTAACTTCTTTAGCAATCGCCATAGCTAAAGCTTTTGTGTCTAACACTCTACGAATATAGCTGAAACACGCTTCTTGTCCACAAGACTTTCTCAAAGAATTAAGCATGTAAACATCAAAACCAAGAATATTCTGGCCGATAATTTTATTCTCTTTATTTTCTAAGATTGGCCAGAATTCACTGATTACTTCTTCTGGACTCACTGCTAGTCTCTTGTATTTACCGTAATCAAATCCAGTGATTCTTGCAGCTTCTTCTGAAACTTTTAAGTCAGGCCACCAGATGTATCTTTCGTGTCTGGCAATAATTTTTTTACCTACAGCTTCAATCCAAGCTAATTGCCAAGGTCTTGACTTTAGAAGATTTAATGATTCTGTTTCGCAATCAACTATCACATACTTCTGGTTAAAATTAAACCTTAATAGATCATTTCTCATAAATAAGTTTATTTCTTTTTCTTTCTAAGTAGTCTGAACTTCCTTCACTATATAGTATATCTACCATTTTGCAACAACTATCTTTTGATAAATACTTATTGATATAATAAGTTTGCCTTGTTCTTTTATCTTTTTTGGGTTCATTTAATGAAATACCGTTTTCTCTTAAAAAAGAGACAATAAAATTTAAAAAGGAATAATTGCCTACTAAAGTAAAATTCACTCCATTATTTTTTATTGAGAATGAACCATCTCCATCAATATAACCTAAGATAGCTGACCTGATGTATTGATTAGGTACTTGACTAAATATTTCTTGATCAATTAAGAATGTTTTATTTTCTTGTATTCCTAGTTTTTTTAAATCTTGAACGAGTTTTTTACGACATATCATTAGTCGTTTTAAAGTTCGATCATTATAAATTGGCCCATTATAATTAATTTGTTTACAAAACTTTAAAAGATGATTTTCGTCTTTTTTATTTAAAGCAATTTGTAATTTTTGATTATAAATATTACCATCTGCACAAATAAAACCAAACCAATAAGCTTTTTCATGTGAATCTATTTTTTCAAAAAAAGACTCATTACAAGCGTATTTGTTATTATCGTATTCGTCGCGTTTTCTACCGCCAGTACCAAATTTTTTTAGTATTTTCAGAGCGGTACTTTTCCCAATATTATATTTTTGGCTACAAATTTTAACAGTTAATTTATTAACGTAATAGTCATTTAAGAAATTTTGTATTTCTGTATTGGATAATTTCATTCTTGCAAGTGGAAACGCAAGGGTTAAAATTATCTTTCATATTCTTGGAAGGCTTGCCAGCAAAAAGAATCGCTGCCGCAATGGTTAAGGTTAGGGTTTGATAGTGACTGTTGTTTTCCGAAACTGCGATTGCAGAGACATTTGTAAGTTTGCCAAGCTTCGAAATCTTTCCTATCTTTATAATAGATTGATTTGACTTGTTCTATTTTTAGAACTTCTTTTTCCGAAAAGACAACAATTTTTTCTGTTAAAATCTCATCGAAAGGCAAATCATTATCTTCAATGAATAGAGTCGCTTTAGTAAACTTGAAATCAGGCACACACTTTGAGCCAATGAAGTGATTCATGTAAATAAATGAATCATAAAATGGGATACATAATTTAAGCGAATCCTCATGCCAATATTTGTTCAAGAGTTCGCTATCAACAAATCCTGCTGATTCTTGATTAGCGATAGAATAGATTTGAGTTAAATGCTTTACACCTTCATCATTTTTTGCCATGATGATTATTTTATGAAGGCTTTCTTTCCGAGACTGTTCATTATTTCGGTCATTGCAGCAGTTTAATCTTAGACCAAAGATTAGCTGAATATCATTTTCTTTACATCGTTGATGCGCGTCAATGAACCCAATCATTGAGTCTTCTACTAGGAAGACCGACTTTAGATTGTTCTCTTTTGCAATAGAGATGACACTATCGGGACCGCCAGTTTTTGTTTTACTTGGGTCTTGTAGTGTTAGTATTGACTTACCAATACTATAAGTTGTTTTGAACAGCGGAATCATGCTAAATTATAGCATAGTACGTTGCTCAAGTCAAGAACTTTTACCGTTTTTGATGGCCAGGACAACCCGAATAATAAACAGTCTGATACAAGAACTGATCTTCTGGATATTTTTTAGTGTATTCGTCAAAGTCTTCTAAGAAACAAGAAGCTACCATATTGCCTTGCATATCGTTAATTTTATAATAATAAAAATCAAACTTATATGGACAATGGTACATTACGCTACCATCTTTTTTCAACTGTCCTTTATGAGTGGCTCTTCCGCATTGTAATGGACCACCAAAGGAATTATCTTTTGGATAGTCTCTACGAGCCGCAAGATCAGAGAAGGCATCTTTAATCGAAAAATTATCAAGATACTTTTGGATTTGAGTTAATTCTAATTCAAAGCCGCGCAATTCTTCATCGGTTAATTCATCCATTTGAATGATTCCTTTTGGTTCTGGCAAAAACTTCAAGAATAAAAATTCAGAGCGAGTCAATTTATACTCAGGAAATTTCTTTCTCACTGCTAATGCATACATGAGGTCTTGGAGATTATTTTCAATCTCTTTTCCTTTGAATGGTTCTTTGCTGCTTTTAAAGTCGCGGATAATTGCTAAACCCTTCTTCTTGTATAGAAAGAGTTTATCAATAAAGCCTTTGATTTTATAGCTTACTTCATCGTCTTGGTAATTGAAATCAAAATCTTCTTCGCTCAAAGCTTGAGTAGGTTTGCCCTCAGCATTGCCAAAGAAATCGTATTCTAGTCCAGCCAACGTCATTGTCTTAATTTGCTGGATATTGTCTTCTGAATCTACACTGTCTCTGCGAGCGTGCTTCATTACCATTCTCTCAATAGCTTTGCTCGCAAAAATATCCTGCTTCTTGATGATAAGATCGTAGTGTTTTTTGTGGCGCTTTTCTCCTAGGCATTCAAAAACCAAGTGGCAAATTGACCCCCTGGAGCTTCCTTCATTACCTTTATCTGGCAATTTTAAATGGTATTTGCACCAGTATAACCAACTGCAACTTTGTGCAGTTTTAATTCTACTAGCAGATAATGGAGTCTTGGCTTTATGTGACATTATTTTTTAAATATTCTTGTAATTTTTTATATGCCTCTTCTTCTGTTGAAGCTTGTCCTACATGTTTGTTTTTATATCTGATGCGGTAGCAATTTCTTTCTTTAGAAAAATAAACTCCTTTATATTTAGAGGTATAAAAATCACTCGATCTTTCATAAAAAGAATTGAAACATTTATTTACCTGTTCATCAGAATATAAAGATTGATGAAAATTTGTTTTACTCTCTCGACCATAAAAATATATAGCCATCATATCGTACGTTTTCGCAGCCTCTTCTTCTAGTAAAAAAACTTTTTTATATTTTTTCTTTTGAAAAGCTATTTCGCACGAAAATGATGAGCTTTTTTGATTCTTATAAACTCCAATAAAATGAGATGATGAATTTTTTAATTTACTTACTCCTTGATTTCCACACGATAATTTGTAAGATAATTCTGGACTTGCGATACGGAAAGAACTTTTTAATTTTAGATTATATCCATTAGGAGCTAGGGTTTTAAGCTTTAAAATCAATTTTGTTTCTTCTTTTAAAAGCTGATTAATACAAGAATTATTTAACTCCTTGAAGATTTCAAATTTAAAATTTTCATGTCCATATTTTTTAATAGCAGAATGAATTGGGTTTTTATTTTTGCCTTTTAATGCTTTTGATTTGTGTTCAATCCATCTCCTATGTGGATTTTTCTGCGTAGTGATTCCAACATACTGCTTATTATTCAATAAGTTGGTTATTAAATATAAATACATGCAATATATTACACTTAAACACCCTCTTTTTGCTCCATTTATTTTTAGATTCCAAAATTTTTATAGTAAAATTTATTCGATTTCAGACCATGCAGCAAAAGTTTCAAACCAATCTTCTACGAATCTTTCATCATTAGGACAAAGCTTTTTCATGTTTTCTGCAAAAGCTTCTTTATTATTAAGAATTGCTTCGCAAAATTCATCTACAGACATTTTTGTTGGATAGCATTCAGCAGTTGTATCTTCTCTAATTGGTTGGCCGAAAAACATTCTATTGTGCTGGTTTGTTTCATTTAATGAATTATTCATAATCTTCGATTTTCTTTAAAAATTTATTTAGCTTTTTGTCTTGGAAAGAACTACGGTTAGCCAAGCAGAATTCTTTATAGTCATGTAGTTTTTGTTCCTGTGAAGCTTGCGGAGCATTATACCAATCAGCAAAGGATATTTCTTGCTGCCTCATTTCGCCAAAGTCATTAGCCCAAGGAAGCTGAATTGAAAGTTGATTAAAGTCAAAAAACTGACTCAACTTCATGTAATTTTTTAACGCTGAAATTTTACCATAGTTCTTTTGTTTTTCATTATCATTGTTTGTGGCAATAATAATCTTATCTAAGCTTTTAGAGCATAGATAATTCAATAACGAAGGTGAACAATCTAATCCAAAAGTCACTAAGTTATTCGCATAACCCTCTTCTGTTAAAGCTAAACTATCACCAACACTTTCAACCAAAATTACTTCGCGCTTTTCTTCAATTAATTTATCAACAGTCTTTTCTTGAGGAACGAAGGCTGGATAAATCCAACGAGTTTTTGTTCCAATATGCTTCCATTTTGGAGCATTATTAGAATCATTAATTTTTCTACCACTAAATCCAATAACTTGTTGCAAATCATTATAAATAGGGAAAACCATTCTCTGATACATTTGACCAGCAGACGCTAAACCGCATTTATATTTCTCTTGAGTCTGTTCAGAGATTTCCCGCTTCTTGTAAAAAGAATAATTGGGGAACAGTCTCTTGAGACATTCTTCTGGGTAAACTTTATCCATTTCGACTTTTTCTTTTACTACATATTGAATTTCAGAACTATTGACACTGCCAACATATTCTTTAATTACTTTAGGGTCTTTGGTTTTGAGTGTTAGTTCTACTAGTTTTTGAAATGGCATTGAGCCGTTTCCTTGAACATAGTCTTGCCAAACCCCTGTATTCTTATACACTTTTAAAGCACTAGGGTTATCGCCTCCGCGATAAATTGCTTTAGTTCTCCAGTGATTTCCAAAATCCTTTAGGGAATATCCCATTCTTTCTAAAGAATTTTTGATTTCATCAGAGTTCATCAAAATCTGGTGCTGTGTTTCTTCCATTTTGTTCTACCTCCTCATCTAATCCGTTAAATGAAACAATATCTCTTAAGTCTCCGCGCTCAGTAATGCAGAAGTTCTTAAACTCAAGATTAATAAAATTCTTGCGCAGGGTATCTCCAACTCGCACTGGTTCAACAGCGCCCATTACATCGCGTCCTAAGTGTCTTGCTTTGACATTAATGAGCTTATGGGTGCCAAACCTTGTTCCCTCATTCAGAATCTCGTCAGCAGTCTTATTTCGCAGAATAAACATGTGTGAACAAAACTGAGTAATTCGGTCAGACAATGACACGATGCTTTCGTCATCAACAATGTTTTGGGAATTACGATTGTTTGTGATACCGCTTCGGTTTGACTGAACGGAAGTAATCATGGGAATAATGGGCGCATTATTGTACAAAATATCTTTTTGAACACATCGTTTGAACTTGTCAACCATTTCGCCAACAAGTTGCCATTCATTTTTATTACCAGATGAGCTTTCAGAGGTTGTTTTAATATAGTCAAAGCTGAAAATCATCTTATTGCCTCGACCAACCTTTGAATAATAAAAACGCTTAAGAGTGTTAATCATGGAATCAACATCCATGCCACCAACATTATAATAGTAAAATTGCAATTTTTTAACTTTGCTCCAAACAGAACGAACCTTATCAACAGTCTCTTTTCCTGCTCGTAGCCACTGACCACTTTCAATCAAGTGCATGGGAACTCCGCTCAAAGCTGAACACTGGCGCATAATAAGCTCTTCCTTGCTCATTTCACCGTTGTCAAAATGAAGCACTGCGACATTGTATAGCAAACTAACCTTGGTGCTGTAATCCATGCAAAATTGAGTCTTACCAACACCGCTTCGCGCAACTACAACAGTAATATTTCCAGGGCGAAGTAATGAACCATAGATTTCGTTGATTTTGGTGTGTGGCCCCATCATGCCAAACTCTTCAACAGGGTTAGCTCCACGCTCTTCAATTAGAGCTTCCATTTCATCATAGATGTTTTCTGGAGAGTCGTTTCCAACTTCGTATTGATTAATACGATTATTATATTCTTTATCAGCAATAGAAATAATTTCACCATAACTACTTTCTGGTGAAATCGTTCTCATCTTCTTCGCGATTGATTGCGAAGATTCATGAATCTCCCTGCGGATTGTATATTTCTTGAGTTCTTTAGCGGTCTTAATTAAACTGCCTTCCGAGACTTTTCTCATGCCAAGAGATTTAACATACTCAGCGACATTAATAACATCATCAAATGAGATGCCTAAGCTCTGAACTCTTTGTGCAATAATTACATCGTCAATATCTTCGTGAGCTTCTAGAGCTTGCTTGACGATTGTGAAGATTGTTTTATTTAGGGAATTATCTTCACTATAAAAATCACGTTCGCTAACAAAAGCGGAAATGTCAAAATATGATTCGGGATTTTTAATTAGGCCAGCTAGTAGCTGTTTTTCAAGTTCGTAAGAGTAAATCATGCTAGCAATACGCTACAGCACTTACTCTTCTTCGTCAAGAAAATCTTCATCTAAATTTTCACCACCAAACATAAATTCATTAGAATCAGCATTTTCTAAATATTTTTCTATTGCTTTTCTCATGCCAAATTCAACAACTTGAGAATCATATTTAGCATAAATCAAAGGAACTCCATCTTCTGAAATATAACCAAGAACAATAGCTTTGTATTTGTCAGCATTACCACTTAGTTCATAAAGTTGGTCAATTAAATTTGGCGGCATCTGAAACTTGGACATTTCTTTAGTGAAATTTTTTTTATTCATATAATTATTTTACAGAAAAACTCCTTGTGATTCAAAAAAATCTTTATTTAATTCTGAAACATCATAAATCTCTATCAAGGTTATTCCGTTGATTTGGCAAAAATCAAACTTTTTAGAATCTCTCTTTAGTTGTTGAAGAAATTTTGCTCTGCTTCCGTGAAAGAATGGAACAAATTTAGTATGCTGTCTCCCTTGAACTTCAATAGCGATCTTCTTGTTTGCATTAAAGAAATCAAAAGTTAATCTTGTTTCTACCATTCTTAATTCCTCAAAGGTAACGTCATCTTTCCAATACTGGAAAAGAAAACGTTTAACTTCATCTTGGAACTTGCTACGAGTTTTCTTTTGCCAATCAATTAAATATTGACGAGCATTCTTTAAAGTCTTTTCTTTGCCGTAAAGAGTTTTAAACTTCATTAGAAATTAAACTCCTGAAATAGCTGATTAAAAATTTGCAAAGCTCTGGGTCTTCTTCTACAGCTTTGAAAAGAGAAGCTTCGCCATGAATTTTCTCTGGAAATGCTAAATTGTTTTCTGTAAGAAGTTGAATAAAGTCTTCAGTAGGAGCAAACCAAGCGCCACTTTTTGCAACTAGCTCCCAAGCCAGCAACAAATCAACAATCTCTTTCTCGATCCAAACAGACTTACCGCCTGTTCTGCCATAGCGAATTGGATATGGAATTGTTAGGTTAGTCTTTTCATTGGGGGACTTTTTAACAGTAACTTTTGCCCAATGTCCAATTGGGGGATTTTTTTCCAAATCAATCTTATCTGCTGATGTCTTAAGAATAAGATCGCCTTTGAAGCGTGGTTCAAACTCTAGAATCCAGTTAGCAAAGTGTAGCAAAGCATTGCCGCCTGTTGCAGACGTTTGACGAACAGGAGCTTTAGAATAAGGGTCTAGCTTAATGTCTGCCCGAACCTGAGAGATGAAGATTGCCATGTGCCCACGCTTTGCGAGAGCGATAGAAAGCTTTTTCATAAATGTCGCAGCAATAACTGCACCACCAGCAACCTTTGCGCTCTCTTCAAAAGATTTATCCATATCGTTCTTTGCAATCAATCCATCCACAGCATCAAGCAAGAAACAAAATTTTGTCTTTTCTTCATTTTTCGAAACTAGTTGACGCATTGCATCCACAACTGTTTCGTAAATATTGCTTTCAAAAACAAAGCAAGTGCCAGCAACCCATTCCTCAGCAGTGAACACGAATTTAACACCTGAACGCTTTTGCATTTCGGGCGAAAGGCGACCTTCAGCTTTAATATAAAAACCCTTAGAGTTTTCAATTTCGTTCAAGAAGTTCTTCATAACTTCCAGAGCTTCACTGGTTTTGCCGCCTTCATTCATTCCTACGAAACGATGCAAGCCAGGGCCAAAGCCTCCGCCAAGCTGCAAATCGAGTTGTAAAGAACCACTTGACACCTTGTAGTCAACTGTTTCTTCAAAATTGTAGTGATCTTCTGAGTTCTGCTTTAGGAAGGTGCTTAGAACTTCTGTAGAAGTAATCTTTTTTTCTTCGGGTGTTTTAGTCTTGGCCATTTAAAAAGTCTTTGATTGTTTTGGGTTTTCTGGCGATATGTCTTTTTTCTATATTAGGATCATCTTTAAGTACGATGATTTCTGGCTTTGATTGCAAATCAGATTTATAGATTCTGAATCTAGAATCTAAATCTTTTAGAATCTTATCTGCAAAAAGAATAGCTAGACTCTCACCTTTAAAGGTGAAAGTTGTATCTTTCAAGAACTCAATACTATACCTCTCAATCAAACGATTGAGAAGCACATACTCTCGCTGCCAAAACTCCCTTCTTGATTTAAGGGGAACTTCAACAAATTTGGAAACTATATCCTTTTTATTTAATTTTTTCTGCGACACAATTATATTCTGAAACTTGTTTGACAGAATATCCATGGTCTTGAAACTTTTGCAAGAGAAAACTGTGTTTTATGCCAGGATTAAATGTAGATTGCCCATGATAAAATTCATATTCAATATATGGAATAGGAAAATCAGAAAAGTTTAAATGTAAAAGTGTTTCAACATCTAGCCCTTCAATATCAATATACAATCTATCTATTGGCGGAAGTTTTGACAAAAATTCATTAATATCAATACACTCAATTTCAATATGATTGATTTTGTTATGTCTATGATTTAATACATGTTCAGATCTTAAAGAAGCATGTGCAGACTCTTCATCATTTTCTGGAAAATAAAATTTACACTGTTTATTTTCTATTCCAATAGCTTTATTAAAAACTTGAAGGTCTTTAATGAAAGAGTATTTTTTACTTGCTGTTTCAGCGCATTTAGGAAGAGCGTCAACAACTACCAACTCACTAATAAGTTTTTCGTTTTGTTTAATAAAATCGAAAACATGATCATTACAATCATTACATCCTATTTGTAATATGTTCATATAATTAGTAAGGCCAATCTAAATCATTTGCGACCATTTTCTCAACTAATTTAGAAAAAGATGTTTCTGGTTGCCAATTTAAACACTCTCTAGCTGGAGTTGAATCTCCCCAGAGAAGATCGACTTCTGCTGGGCGATAAAATTGAGGGTTAATCTGAACCAAGATTTTCTTTGTTTCTTTGTCAACGAAGATTTCATCAATGCCATTACCAATCCATTCGCCTTCGATGAAAGCCGCTTTAAATGCTAGCTCCACAAACTCTCGAACAGTATGAGTTTCATTGGAAGACAATACATAGTCTTTAGGCGCTTCTTGGTTCATCATAGACCAGATTCCTCTAACGAAATCTTCAGCATCGCTCCAATCTCTCTTGGCATCTAGATTACCCAATTCAATAGGTAAAAATGATTTGCCTGAATGAATTGCTTCGTAGATTCTGGCGACATTC